TAAGCTCGCCGACCTTACAGAAAACCCTTACCGGACGCTTCGAGTTAAGCCCCGCCGTCGTACCTATCTGAACCGTAGCGACGTTGGTTACGACTGGGCTTGTGGTAAGGAGTTCGTGGTTATCGACGCTAACAGCCCGTTCTCTGGTCAGGTTATCGCCATAGACGAGGCCTATACGCTGAAGCGTTACGGCTACGACACCATCCAGATCGAGTATAATACCTCGGTAGCGCCTCTCGAGATGGCCCTTTAAGGCCTAGTCTGAACCTGTAATAGCCCCGCTGCTTAACCGCAGCGGGGTTTTTCTTTGGGAGAACGCTTATGTTCGGAGGAAACGCTTATTCACCGCCTCGTATGCTGAGTTACGACGAGGCCCTTGGTACATGGGAGTCCATTAAGCCCGTCCGTGGTCGGGACGATACCAACACGAAGCCTCTGGCCCATCGTCGTAACGACAGGCTTACGATCCGTAAGGCCAACGATGATGTGGTTGTAAGGTTCCACGATACCGACATCGTGACGTATCACCCTGATGGGACCATTACCGTAAGCCCTTACGCCAGTGTCACGACCTGCCGGGTTATGCGGGATATCCTGTACCCCGAGCTGAACCCCCACTGGAAGTCACGCCACTTTAACATACCCACCTTTGTCACCGAGATAGGTGGGCGGTACTTCAACACTCCCAGCATGTTTGTCGTTGATACCACCAAGCCCTTGTGGGAGCCGGTGGCTGGTTACAAGCCGTTCTCTGTACCACAGCTGAACCGGTCCAAGGCCAGACGGGCCCTGAATGAGTCGGGGTACTTCGACTTCAAGGTATGGCTGGAGACTCAGATCAAGCTGGGTGTTGATCCACGTCGGCGCTCGCCATGGCGAGCGCCCTTGTACGGTAAGGATCAGTACCGGCTGCTGATCGCCCGGCAACGCGGGGGTAACGAGGGCTGGTCCAAGCTGGCCAATCAGTACGCCGTGCTGTCATCGCTAGACACGGCGTACGCAAGGCTTCGTCATTCCGTCTACAAGCACGCTGGCTGCATCGAGGCCAAGGAGGTTCCGTACTTCGACAGCTACGGAGAGCTGGAGTTAGCCATGAACAGCATGAGGAAGTATGGCTGATACCAACAAGCTCAACAAGCTCAGACTGTTTGCAGTAAGGCTGCCTGACGGCAGCCTGCTGCCTTCGTACTTCGGCTCCAAGGCCGAGGCTAAGGCGGTTAGAAACCGCCACGACGGCGCTGTCGTCGTACTTGGACCAGACCACAAGCGCTATGGAGGAACTTAACTATGCGCGCATCTCTGCTCAATTCCACCCTGACCGGTCTTATCAAGCTGGGTCGCTCCGTCGCTATCGAAGGGGCTCCCGGCGGCGGTAAGACCAGTATCGTCCACCAAGTCGGTAAGGAGCTGGACCTGCCTGTCATCGAGAAGCACATGCCTACCATGCTGGTGGAGGACTTTGGTATCCCTTACCCGGACGCCGACGGCTCCAGCTTCTCTTACAAGCTGCCTGACTGGTATCCCTACAAGGGCAAGCCGGGTACTGAGGGCGGCGGTATTCTGCTGTTCGACGACAGGAACCAAGCTAACGCCGATCTTCAGAAGGTTCTGGCTAACATCCAGCAGGCTCGTAACCTGCACGGCGTACCTCTGGCCGACGGCTGGTCGGTCGTCTCTACCGGTAACCGGCAGTCTGACCGTGCCGGGGCTAACCGGGTGCTGTCCCACTTGCGTAACCGTGAGACCGTACTGGAGTTCGAGACGCATCTCGATGACTCTACCTCTTGGATGATCAACAATAACGTCCGCCCCGAGGTGATCTCGTTTATACGGTTCCGTCCGGGTCTGCTCCATGACTTTGACCCCCAGCGTGACGTGAACCCGACGCCTCGTAGCTGGGTCGAAGGTGTTAGCGCAATACTCGACAAGGTACCGGCCGAGGCCGAGTACGAGTGCTTCAAGGGCGCTGTCGGCGAGGGTGCTGCGGCGGAGTTTACAGGGTTCATGCGGATCTTCCGTAAGCTGCCTAACCCCGACGCCGTGCTGATGAACCCCGAGACTGCAGACGTACCCACCGACCCGGCTACCCTGTACGCCCTGTCTGGAGCCCTCGCCGAGCGGGCCTCCACCAGCAACATCGACCGGATGGTGACGTACCTCGACCGTATCCCGGCCGAGTTCTCTGTGCTGGCTATGTCCTACGCCCTGCGTAAGACGCCGGCCTTGGCTAACTCAGCCGCCTTCACCCGTTGGGCCGTCGATCACAACGACGTTCTGTTCTAAGGCGGCTCTCACACTCACCAACCACCAACTTGTTCTCAGGAAAGGAACACGACTATGGCTAAACTCTCTGATCGCGCCCTCTTGGTGCAGCTCAACATCTCCACTTGGTCGGCTAACAAGCTGGACAAGGAGATCTCCAACGAGACCAACGCCCTGAAGGGCGTTAAGCAGAACGCTGGTCGTTACCACAAGAGCCTGTTGCCTATGTGCGACCTGCTCGACGACATCAAGAAGAAGGCGTCGCTCATCCGGGGTAAGTTCTACGAGAACACCCTGCCGTGGGGTGTGAAGGGTATCCAGATCCTCCCTACGGCCAACTACCTCGCCTTTATGACGGACTTCAGGGCCGAGCGGGCTGAGTACGAGACGCTCGTGAACCGGTTCGTACCTGAGTACCCCCAGCTGGTGCAGGATGCCCAGCGGTTCCTCGGCTCGGCGTACAAGCCGGGTGACTACCCAGACCCCCAAGAGATTGCCGGTAAGTTCAACATGGACATGCAGGTCATGCCTGTCCCGAACAATGACTTCCGGGTGAACATCGCTGACGAGGAGCTGGAACGTATCCACGACGAGGTGGAGGCGAAGGTCAAGCAGGCGGCTCAAGGAGCCATGCAGGACGTCTGGCAACGGCTCTACGATAAGGTCAAGCACTTCGCTGAGAAGATGGATGACCCCGCTGCGATCTTCCGTGACTCAACCGTCAACCACTTGGTGGAACTCTGCGAGCTGCTGCCTCGCCTCAACGTCATGGATGATCCGAACCTCGAGGCTATGCGCCAAGAGGTCGAGCAGAAGCTGGCCGGGTATAACCCCGAGGTTCTTCGGGCCAACATGGATACCCGCCAGAACGTGGCCGACGAGGCTAACGATATCGCCAAGCGTATGAGCGCCCTGATGGGAGGGCTGGCCTGATGGGATACCGGAGCGACGTGGCGTTGGGGATGGGTTTCCCCAACGCCGAAAGCCTGAAGGTGTTCCTGTCGTCAGTGAAGCTGCATGCCTCTGTGCCGTACGACGTTCTGGAAACCTACACGATCAGGGACATAGGCGGCTGGGGTCTCGATAAGACAACACACGGCGTACTCATGTTCACACGCTTCTATGATGTGAAGTGGTACGAAGGGTACCCAGAGGTCGAAGCGCATAAACGCCTTCTGCGTAGTGCCCACGATTTCGGAGCGTCCACGGCCTTTATACGGATCGGGGAAGACAGCGACGATATCGTAATGGAGTTCGAGGACGAGCACATTGGGTTCGGTATGTATGAACTCTTCGGGATACGCAGGGAACTGGAGACTCCAGCCGAAGGCCAGAAGCTCGACAGTTTTCTGAAAGGAGACGAGACATGCCTAAGTACCGCATCGCAGTGACCCGCGTGGTCACCCGTGAAGATATCGCCTACGTCGAAGTGGAAGCTCACGACTACGACGACGCCGCCGAGATCGCCGAGGAGGAGACCTTTATCGAAGGTCACCAGTGGGAACAATTCGGCGAGGCTTACTCGAGTGACCTCAAGGCCAATCGCTGGCTGTCCGAGGAGCTGGAGGACGACGAGTGAGGTACCGCACGGTCTTCACCGTGTCCTTCGACATAGACGGTCCGTCCATAGACTCGTTCTACAATGTGGACATGGACCGCATGAAGGCGGATAGGGCCAAGTACCTGCTGACCGGGCAGATTGGAGACTATTCCGAAGACGTACAGCAGGCGATCAACGGCATGACCCTGAGAGCCCGGTACACAGATGGGTCTGACCTGTACAATCTACACAGTGAGGAACCAATGAGTAGTGCTGAGGTACTTAGCCTACTCATTACACAACAAAAAACCGGAACTCTGAAGGAGTTCCTCAACAAAGCGAGGTTAAAGACATGGATCTGATGAAGCGACTGAGCAAGGCCAAGACCGGCCTTATCCTTGAGCATCCGTTCGTGGGCTCTATCGCCCTCAACATGCCTATGGAACTGAGCGACAGCATCCCCACCGCTGCGACCAACGGCAAGCGGGTGATGTTTAACCCGGAGTTTATCGAAGGTCTGAGCGATGACGAGCTCAAGTTCCTCGTAGCCCATGAGTGTATGCACCCCATGCTGGAGCACAACTGGCGGCGTAATGGGCGTGACCCTAAGCGTTGGAACATCGCCGCCGACTACGTAATCAACAAGCTGTTGGTGGATGAAGGTATCGGCAAGTTCATCGAAGGCGGCTGTCTCGATGACAACATCTACGCTCAGGGTGGCGGCACCAGTGACGGTATATACAACGTGTTGCCAGAAGGCGGCGGTGAAGACGGCGGTGACGGACCCGGCGGACCCGGTAACGACTTGGAGGACGCTGAGGGCACGCCTGCAGAGCAGGCTCGTGAGGCCGGTGAGTGGAAAGTCCGCGTGGCTCAGGCTGCACAAGCCGCCAAGATGGCCGATAAGTTGAGCGAGAACATGAAGCGTCTCGTGGACGACATACTCCAGCCCAAGGTGGACTGGGCCGACGTGCTGCGTCGGTTCATGCAGAAGGCCAAGACTGACGAGCGTACTTTCGCCCGGCCTAACCGCCGGTTCATGTCTCAGGGTCTGTACATGCCCACCATCAGCGGTGAGTCTCTCGGCGAGGTCGTCTTCGCCGTGGATATGTCAGGCTCTGTCTCCCAAGAGGAGGCGAACCAGTACGCAGCCGAGTGTCGTGCGGTGTTCGAGGACAACAAGCCGACCAAGCTGCACTTCATCTACTTCAGCCATGAGGTCTGTGGTCACGACGCCCTTAACCGTGACGACGACTTCCAGTTCAACCCCCGTGGCGGCGGCGGCACCGCCTTCAGCCCCGTGTTCCAGTACATTCAGGAGCAGGGCATCGAGGCCGCTGCGATTGTGTTCCTGACCGACCTGTACTGCAGCGACTTCGGGACTGCACCAGACTGCCCGGTCTTGTGGGTATCCACCGGGGACGACAGGGCGCCCTTCGGAGAAGTCGTGAGGATGACTCAATGATAGCAATACTAACCCTTCTGGCGGCGACCCTCGTGGTCGCCGTTTCACTTCTGGTGTTCCTGCTCAAGAGGCAGCGTGACCTGTTACGCAGAGCCGAGGCCGAGCAGCGGATGCTGGAGACTATTCTTTGGGACGTAGCATGTGGAGAAGCTGATGTCTGGATCGACGAAGGGGTACTCAAAGCGGCAAGAAAAGCTGTTGGAGAAGTACAGATACATTAACACCGACTACCACTGGTACGACTACGTAGAGGAGAGCTTCAAAGCTCGCATGAAAGCCGAAGGCATCGTGGTTGAGCGTATCCTGTTCTCTGGCTTCTGTTCTCAAGGTGACGGAGCCTGCTTTGAGGGGCGTCTCGGCAACCCAAAACTATACCTAGAACGCAATGCCAACGGGGCGTACCCGATGATCCGTATGCTGCTGGAGCTTGGTGGTGAACTGTTCATATCGTGTAGACACCGTGGTCACTACTACCACGAGTACTGCACCACCTTCAGCATAGACCACGACAGGTTCTATGTACTCATTGAGTGTCCGACCGAGTTCCATGAGGAGATCGTGGAGGCATGGGACAGGCAGCTGGATACTGAGCTGGACGAGTTCGAGAAGAACACCGCCGAGCACTGGCGCGGCTATATGCGGGAACTCTATCAAGAGCTTAGGAAGGAGTACGAACACCTCACCAGCGACGATGCTGTGTGGGATACGATTGTGGCGAACGAACTGGATGAACCAGAGGAGGAAACTGAAGATGCGCTTTCAAACATATAGCGACGCTAAGGCCTTTGTCGAGCGGGCTCGTGACCCCCTGAAGGGTCGGCCCATGACGTACGGGTGGCGACTGGTGGAGAGAAACGGCTACATTGCCGTGACTGTACACAACGCCGAGCTGGGCCGGTATAAGCCTGACAACACGTTCATAATTACAATACAGCCCGGAGCCTTGGATTGGGCCAAGCATAGCATTAGCGCCAAGGCGCACGAGAATACACCCGTCGCGTTTCACCGTGTAGGGGTCGGGTTGTATAGGGTCTCTGCATTCTGGACTGACCGGGAGCCAGAGTATTTCCCCGGCCTCACGCTTGACCTTAACAAGAAGGAATGGGTCAATGCAAAGCCCGACTTGTCTGAGCGTGTTGACCCTGACAAGCGTCGTGAGTGGCTACGGGCGCTGCGTAAGTGGAAGCGTAACGTGAAGGTTCTGGCCCGCCTCGGTGCGCTGGAGAGCATTGAGCTGGACCCCGAACTTTACACCCCCTACTACAAGCAGCGCACCAAGACCGAGCTACTTGACAAAGTTTACGACATGATCTCCACTGGGGACACCAGCACGGAGTCCCTCGGCGTGATGCTGGGCGCTCTGTTGTACGGTAGTATCTCATGGTCAAGCACCGAAAGGCTGGACGCTATCGAGCGGTACTTGAAGAACTACAGCCTAGAATTACGCCGCCGTTTCGGAGTTTTCGAGGGAGAGTAACTGATGAGAGCCGTGGATATGGTCGAGCTGGAATACACCCCCATCGGGCGGTGCGCTAAATACTACATGTCTCATAAGAACGCCACCGCTGAGGAGCTGGAACTGAACTGCGATGTTTCGGGCGGTTTCGCCGAGGCGTTTCTTGCCAGCGTACGGGAGGCCCCTGCACCGCAGGGGCCTTCTAGCTCTACCTTGTCACAACAGGTTGGTGGTTCTCACTACAAGGACATGGCGGTCCAGCCTTGGGTGGCTCTGGAGGCGTGGCTTACGCCGGAGGAGTACCGTGGGTACCATAAGGGGGTAGCGATCAGCTACCTCGCCCGTGAGAAACAGAAGGGTGAGACTCAGGATATCAAGAAGGCGATCCACCACCTGTCCAGACTGGTGGAGATGAGTGAGCAAGACAAACCGTAAGGAGGAAACAGATGGAGGACTTACCCAAACACATTGACCGGAGGGTGCGACAGGCAATCGCAGACCTCGACCGCCCGTATTCCGTGGTTAAGAAACGGAACCACTACTTTGTACAAGTCGGAGACCACCCGGCGCTGTGCATAGGTAGCAATAGCTCAAAGCAGGATGGGTTCCTTGTAAAGCGAACTCTAAGGACGCTGGAAAAGCTGGGGGGTTAGTATGGACATCGTCACCATTGATTTTGAAACTTATTGGTCCAAGGACTTCTCACTGTCCAAGATGACCACTGAGGAGTACGTCCGAGACCCCCGCTTCGAGGTGATCGGCGTCGGCATCAAGGTCAACAACCAAGAGCCTGACTTTTATTCGGGTTCAGACTTCAAGGGGTTTCTCAACGCCATCGACTACGCTGACAAGGCGATCCTGTGCCACAACACCGTCTTCGACGGGGCCATTTTGTCGTGGCTCTATGGTGTAAAGCCCAAGCTGTGGCTGGATACTCTGAGCATGGCTCGTCCCCTGCACGCCATGACGGTGGGCGGAAGCCTCAAGGCGCTGGCGCAGTACTATGAGCTGGGTGCAAAGGGCGATGAGGTGGTGCGTACGATGGGTATGCGCCGCAAGGACTTCACACTAGAGCAGATGCAGGCCTACGCCGGGTACTGCCTGACGGATGTGGACCTGACATACAAGCTGTTCTGCAAACTCTACAAGGGGTTCCCCAAAGACGAGCTTCTGGTGATTGATCAGACGATCCGCATGTATACCGAACCCAAGTTCGTCATAGACGCTGGCGTATTGGAGCAGCAC